TCTTAAGCCCGCGGTTTGATTAGTAAAGCGTCTCGAGCGATTCGATGGTGCGACCTGCCATCTCGGTTCCGAGGAACGAGAGAAGCATGTTGCGCACATCCTGGCGCTCGGTGACGCTGGACGTCGCGTCGAACGTAACCGTCAGATCCACATAAGCGGACCGGACGACCGTTGGACGCGAGACGCCGCCGACGTTCACATCCTGAACCACCGGAACAGCGAGCTTGTAGCTCAGCTTCGTACGGCCGTTGCCGGCAGTGCGAGTCTGTGCGTACGAGAGACGCTTATCAGCGATGGGGACACCCGTCGAATTGACGTGAGTCGCAACACCGTTAGCGATGTCGCGGGGCGCGAACGCAATGTCCGTGCCGGTGCGGTCCTTGAGGACCAGCGGAGCAAACTGCATGGGTATAAATCCCTAGTCATGTGCGTGTATGTATATTACGCACGTTAACACCTAATGGTGACGAGCAGAATCGCTCAAATGGAACTACTGAATTGTAGAACCATAGATGTAGGTTAGGAAAATTCCTAAACATACATAAAACGCTAGACAAGCTAACGTCATCATGACGAGCCACCGATAGTCTTTCGGCGGTTCTGGCGGTTGAGGAGCAAAGGACATCAGAATAGCCCTCTCAATAAAGAGAGAGCATTCAGAACTCTGTTTGTCTTAAGCTCACCATCCTTATTCATGAATGGCGAAGTAACGTAGACCTTGGGCATCGGGAAACTATTCAATGGCCATCTTTCGAAGTACCATTGGCTAGTTCCAAATGTTCCCCCACGGCTTTCGATCTTGCGAGTGCCACCGTAATAAGATTCAAGGACTTCGGGATATTCTTGTTTGAATGTCCCGACTTCCTTATAATTACGGTAGCCATCCACGAACTCGAGTCCGGCTGTAGCAGTTAGTGCTGACAAAGTGTTGCCAATAGGCATCACCCAATCAACAACGAAGCTGAAGGGAACAAGTTCCCAAGCAATGCTAAGAGGGTTGACTAAACCCCAGGAGTTGGCCTGTTGTAG